TTAGACGGTGATCCATTGACCGTATCAGCAGGTACATTTGCCACAACAGGCGGCGGATCTATTGTCATGTACTTAAATGGTGATTATATTTACACACCATTGGCTGGGTTTTCAGGGGTAGATACATATCTATATACACTATCAGATGGGACAGATACAGCAACAGCCACTTTGACTATTATGGTGGCTGTTAATATTCCACCAGTCGCAGTAAATGATAATGACACCACTGATTATGATACAATATTAGTTTCTGTTAATTCGTTGTTAGATAATGATTATGATTTAGATGGTGATCCTATAACTGCGGTACCAGGAACTTTCGCAACCACACAAGGCGGCTCTATTGTAATTTTTGCTAATGGTGCATATACATATACACCTAATCCTACATTTTCAGGAACAGACACATATCTTTACACTGTAACAGATGGAGTTTCGGTAGATGCGGCAACACTTTCAATAGTAGTTGGTGCACCACCTGCATCACATTCTACATCTGGAGTCACGTCTTATACCACATCATGGTCAACTTCCGGTACAAGAACTACAGACTGGGCTACATCAATCACTACATCATGGAATACAGGAGCGGCAGTGGTGACTACGTCACGTTCTACGTCATGGACAACAAATTGGTCAACAAATTTAGATGTTGCTATGTCACGTTCAACATCATGGACAACAAATTGGACAACTGTAGGAACTGCATCAACGTCAAGAGCAACGTCTGCTACGACAGATTGGACATCAACTTGGAAAATATCAGGAATGGTTACTAGCCCATCAGGCCCAACTGAAACTTATATTTGGAGTGCTTTTAAGAGTTATGTATATAGATATCCCTTTACATCAGGATTTTCAGGATGGGTTGCAAGACATAATTTATTAGTTTCACAGGGGGCGACCTACACTGAAGCTAAATCACAGATAACTGCTGAAATTCAAGAAGACGGTAGTATACATTCACAATCTGAATGGATGGCATTATATAGTTCTGGTTCGTGTGCAGGAGGCACATACTCAGTATATGATAATTGTAGTATTTCAACATCGGGTACTACAAGTTGGACTACAAGTTGGACTACTTCATTACCAGCAGTGTCAACATCTAGAACAACATCTAGAACAACAAACTGGACTTCATCTTCTGTGGTGACAACGTCAAGATCTACGACTGCAAACACAACATGGAATACGGGCGAAGGTTTAGTATCAACATCAAGAACCACAAGTGTACCTACATCATGGACAACTGTAACTTCATCCAATACCTCTCGAGGAACATCGAGAACCACTAATTGGAATACTATTTAAGGACATACAATGGCAAATACAACACAAAATACAAGCATAACAACCTCATGGAACACTGATGCAACTTTATTACATTATGAAATGAGAACACCGACCACCGGATTTATGGTAGTAGCCAATAGATCTAGTGTCGTGGTAGGTGATTACCTAAGGATGTATAGCTCTACAGTTATCCAAGGCGGTGCATTCTGGGAGGCACAGGTTATAAGTTTACAAGAAGATACTATGTCAGGTATGATGATAGACGTAGATATTCTTACAACAGGTAATTATGAATTCTTTGAAGGCCAGCAATACTTCAACCAAATAGATGCACCCGGCGGAAACTATGTTTTAACCCAAGGCGTGGGTTGGGGCGGTGTGATGTCCGATGTAGAATGTGTCGGGGTTTATGACACATTAGTAACTTCACAAGCAACTACAATCTCTACCACTTGGGCAACGGTATAAATAATACATATATAAAAAATGCCATAAATATATTCAAACAAAAGGATAAAATTTATGGCAGATGGAAATTTTAATGATTTAACAGCAAACGATGCTTCATTTGATAGAGCAACTATCACAGATGCTTCCATAAGTACGGCCATTATTACTCTTGCCAACATAGATACGGCGAATATAAATATAGCAAATATTGATATATCAAATATTGATATATCTAACAATCAAAAAACTTTCTCCGGAAATCTAACAGGAAATTTAACTCAAGTAGGTGAATTACGGGGCGGGACTTTAGTCGCACCTGATGCACATTTCGGAACAATGAAAACCCCAATGCCTTACTTGGCTGAACATTATATAGCTGATAAAAAATATAAAATAGGCGATGTGTTATGTTTCGGCGGACCTAATGAGGTTTTCCTTAATAATAAAGTTGGAGATACCAGGGTAGCAGGGGTGGTTGTAGGAGTAATAGATCATAGAGTAGGATCAAATTACAATAATCATATAAGATTCAATGGTACAGCACCTGATCATAATACTGGAACTGAAACCAGCGTAACCGATGCATTACCTGATCAAACCCAACAGTACACAGAATTTCCATCACAATGGATGCAAGAAGAATACGCACAGATGCGATTATGCCAAAAACCTAGATTAGATAATATGTTGCCTTTCGAACCGGGAATTTTATTATCAGCTTTATTGCAACCGGGAGATATTTGCCCAGATAATTTAGAAGGGGATGAGAAACACGTCGTAGCGATTGCTACTTTGGGTAGAGTGCTATGTAAAGTTTCAGGAATTGTCCGTAAGGGTGATTTAATGGTAACAGATGGCAGAGGTAGAGCAGTATCAGCAAGAGCACAAGAACAACCAGGTCCTGACACCAACAGAGGAAAATATGTTGGTGCAATTTTAGGCAAGGCATTGGAGGATTCTTTGGAAGAGAAAAATGCTGAAATATATATTTCATTAAGACACGCATAAGGAAACAAGATGATAGAACGTTATAGAAAAGATTACGATGGTGAGTTTGTTATCACTGATACAATAATACGCCATGGTAAAAAGGTGCAGGAAAGAGAATGGGTTCCTGACCCGGTTTCAGTATCGCATATCAGTAAAAGAGCAACTTGTATCGAAGTAAATGGCACATTAAAGGATACACTTTATAAACGCATAGAATCAAACAATGGCGGAAATTTAGGTAAACATCGTATGCAGGTTTACGGAGTTGAAGGTGTATGGCGAAAGATGGTTCCTAATTTTACAATAGCAATGGATGATGATAACTTACAGCAAATGATTAGACGTAGCTACACAAAAGAGAGCATCGTTTATACAGGAACCCGTTATTGTTTGAAATACCCAGGAGAGTTTTACTTAGTACCGCATGGGGTTTCATTCTCATCAGCAGCACTAGCAGTTTGGTTGGCCTGTTTTGACGGACACAAGGAAATATTCTTAGTAGGATATATTGATGATGGCAGTGACAAACAAGCTAAAATGATAAGTGCAGTAAATGAAATTATGAAAACTTACAAGAGCACACAATTTATTCATGTAACAAATAACAATTCACCTGAACCTTGGAAATATAATCTTAATTTCTCAGCAATGGCTATGAATACTTATGTTTCTCATTGTGACGTGTAAATATTTACTAGAGTTTTAATTTTATTATGAACTTCGCTTGTTTTAAATGTGTTTCTGAATCCAGGATGCAATGGTCTAGGCATTGTTCCTGAGTTAATCCAAGCATACCCGGAATGTTCATGATTTAAATCTGGTAGGAATTCATTATCCAATAAGCAGAAGAAAGTATGATATTTAAAATGTGAAGTTGTAAACATTTCAACTGGTACTAATTTTATGTATTCAGGGAACAAACCCATTTCTTCGGTACATTCACGAGTCAATGCATCGATGATAGATTCACCATTTTCAATTTTCCCACCAGGCAACGCCCAATGTCCGCGATATTTTACATAGTTTCGCATAAGATACAAACATCTATTGGTTTCTAAACTATAAAACCAAACACCACACGCTTCAATCATTTTAAAAAATTATGGACCAATCTCCACCCTCATAATATCCAGCATAGCTTTTAACCCATGCTTCGCCTGTCCAACGTAATTGAATACCTGTCGTAACATTTGTAACATATTCACGATCTGTGGCATCAATATCAAATGTAACAAACCATTTTGTACCATCCCATTCTACTATATCGTGTTCCCTGGCTACTAGTTCATTGTTACCGCCTGTTCCAACCCAAGCAAGCGCATATTCATCGTTTCCTGTATCACCTAAATCGCCGTCATATCCTATATCGTGCGTAAGCAAATATCTTGTACCTACTACCGGTGCCGGTAAACCAGCATTTGGGCCACTCTTGATTGGGTTGATTATAGCACTTATAGGTCCCTGTGAATCTTTAGGCAGTGAATCAATATCCAAATCATAAATCAAAAAGTTATCATCAGTTGGGTGATAAGTTACGTTGCCGTAAATTTCATGCCCATCGTCCAAAGTAATTCGTATTTTGGAAATTCCATTATTCAATACACCATACTCATCTACAACAGGATGCCATTTAATATTGCTAAACTCGGGCTCAATTAAATCTAAATTTTTCGTATGCATCTCAATAGGAGTTGTAACCTTTAAAATTTGCAATTGATTATCGATTAATAAAATTTTATATCCGTGTGGAGTGACTTCTAATCTTGTTCCCATTAACAAATCATCATTTTGGATAGCATTTACAACATCACCGGACTCATCAAATACACTGGCAATAATCTTATGGATAACACCTTGCTTTGTAACCTTAGCAGGAGGACTGATCCATATAGGTAGTTTAAATTTTAATGATGATATATCTAAATTATCATCGGCACCAGCGGGTATTGATCTTGACGACCATTGGTTATCTTCAATTTCCACAACACTTAGACTAGTCCAATCTAAATAATTATCTGTACTTTGTATTTCCAAAGATGGATTAAACAATGGGAATATCTGTTCTGATATTTGCAATTTCATATCAGTGCTGGTAGTCCATAAATCTAGAGTCAATCCCATCACATAAGGAACTGGCATAATTCGTTCTACTGTGAATGCATTACCTTGGGTCTGTCTGTACTCTTGGTTCGTTTCATCCCAAGTTCTTTGATTGATGTGTTTCTTATCTACAAAGTACGGTTCTTGAATACGCGGTCTATCATATTTTAATGAATTAATATAAAATGAGAACATAGGTGCGCAGGGCATATTATTTGCACTTGCATCTTGCAAAATTGTACTTGCTTGACGTGAAGCATCACCATAGCGTATTGGCACCTTGATATAAGTAGGATTGCCATCATCATCATAACCATAAGCGGCTTGGAAGTTACTAAACATTCTGGTAAATTGTAATAAGAAACGTCTTATTTGTCCATCGTAAAAAAACGGTTGAGCCGCCATATCCTGTATCCTTTAATTATCTTCAGACGGGCGTAATAAATCACTCAACGCCTGTCTGCTCGGTACTTGACCTCTATCTGTAGTATCAAGTACTGTATCATTATTAACAAAACTACTTCTTAACGTCTTGTTATCGCCTTCACCTAATGTAAGATTTGTTCTATCGTTCTCTTCAATTTTAATCCATGAACCACCGTCAAATCTAAATAAAACATTCGGTTCAAAATCCAGTCGCAAAACAAAATCGCCTGTACTTGCATCCGGTGGGAATGACGTTCCTGTCGTAACCGGCATTCCATTGGGTGGTATTCCGTCACCTGTTAAATAAACATTCCTATATCCATAAATATTTGCTTCCGGACTCGTCACTTCTGAATCAACTGTATACAGATCAGAATCAACAAGAATAAAATCATTATCAACTCTGATCAGGCTATCTTCATTATCATTCTCATCTCGATTTATAACATAATATGAATTCACATCATAACCACTCAACGGTACCTCTTTTTCAGCCTGAGCCAATACAGCATCGTTGATTTCTATATTTTTGTTATGTTGACACATATAATCGGCCAACGTACCTGAACCATTGCCTTCACCATCATCACCATCGATTCCACCTTTGTCGTCCATGAATTGAGTTAAGATATCTTTGTATTCTTGGGATCCAACCAATGGCACAGCCTTGACTCGCCAAATATGGGGCAACCATGTT